CCGGCGGTGCTCACGTATTTTTATTTACCAAAGAATTTATTCCTGCATCTTTAATGCAGAGTACCTTAAAAAAAATCTCAAAAACTTTAGGTTATGAAGGTTGCGAAATCTTCCCTAAACAAACAGAAATACTTGTGGAACGTGGGGACACAGGTAATTTCTTAAACTTACCCTACTTTAATGGAATGGAAGGACTGCGATATGCTTTCAACGATAATGGCTCCGCTGCTTCACTTGAGGAATTTTATAA